GTGTCCTTTGGAAGTGGAAGAATGTTGGAATAGTGTTGGTAGGTATTTTTACAGGACCACTGACTACGAAATATTTGAATATTATCTAGACGATGTTGTTCAAAGTGAGTTTGTTAAGTGGCTCCACTACAAGGCCGTTTATACATGTAATGAACGTATTGTGTACAAACGAGGGTTACTTTGGCATGATAGTAAGTTATATTATGCCGATTCACAAGATGTTTTATGTTTTGAAAATTTTACTTTGAGAAGTAGGGCCGATTTTTGTTATGAAAATAGGGCACACTGGATTCAAAGCTGTATTGAAGCGCAAAGCGGTTCTGAAAAAGACTTTGCGAGATCCAAGTATGAGCGTAAGCAGTCACGTCGTGAGACTGCGAAAACTAAGTGTATGGCTGAGTTGGCGAAACTACATCAAACTCTTAGTGGTTCTAAATTAGCTAATACTCGGAAAAATTTGAAAAGGAAATTGGCGCAGTGTGGCGCCATGATAACGGAGGAATCCGGATTTGATCCCAAATTAACGCTTGAGATGTTGGAGAAAGCAGGTGGATTGTTTTTAATGACCTATTATGATCAACCTATATTTAAAGCGTTAAGTGCGGGGTTACTGCTTGTTCGTGGTAGCGTATCCGTATTGGTTTATGACACATTGATGTCTTTCGTGTCAGAATTTAAGGATTGGAAAGCGACTCTAAAAGAATTCGTCACTTGGATGAAGTTAGTAGTCTTGGATGTTGACAAGTTCAAAAATAACAGGTTTGCGAAGCCATTCGCACGACTCGTTTCTCAAATGTTCTCGGTATTTTTATGTCCCGATTTGAACACAAAAATCAAAGAGGTGTTTAGCGATAATAAAGTGGTAAATGGAATATTAGATTTCTTCGGCAATGAATTTCACCCGTTAGAGTCAGTATTACATTTTGTAACTTATATTGCTAATGCGGTTGATTTATTTGTACAAACTGGAGAGTTAACTGGTTTCGTTGAAACGCAATCAGTTGATGATATAATTATGTCTGAACTAAGAGAAATGAGAGATGCGTATGGTCTTTTTAAAACTGGAGATATTGAATTTGTTAAATCCTATAAACTATATGACTTCGTTAAAAGGTTGAATGAATTAAGAGAGAAGTTGGTAATTTTGCGTAAGGCGCGCAAGGCTTTCGATCTAAAAGAGATCGATAATTGGATCCGAGAGGTTGATTCCATGGTGCGTGAGGTTGCAGTACATAATTTGCATAACTCCGCTAAAATCCAAGGATATTATATGTCTATTTCCTCGGGTTCAGGGATCAGTAAAGGCCATCTGATGAATTTGTTTGCAAATACTGTAGCAGCATCAAATAATATTCCTTTTGCACCGGAATATCATTATTCTTTAAATCAGGCTAATAAATTTCAGTCTGGATGGAAGAATCACACAACTATTGTTAAAGTTGATGATGCTGCAGCAATGAGATCCACTGTCACAGAAACTTTGTGTCTCGCAGATTGGCTCATTAGAGGTTCGAACAATGTTCCTCATGAATTGTTGGGAGCTGATATTTCAGAAAAAGGAACGTTGTTTAATAGGTCTCTTGTGGAGGTATGGTCGTCCAATTCGTTTGATATGTTTTTCCATGAAGAAGCACGTTTTTCTAGTGCTCTTCAAAGGAGATTTCAAGTCAAGTTTACCGCTAGAGTTAAGCCAGCGTTTACTAAACGAATTTCTGTTCAAGGGAAGAACTCTAGTCAAATCGACTATGACCAGATGCCTGAGGATATGAGAGTAGAGATCGCACCGGATGCATGGCTATTTACTGCTTATGTGTGCCAGATCGTGGATGAACCTATGAAGGTTAAAACTACATTAGGAGCAGGGCAACCCGA